TTAATACTTACTCTAAATTTAAATCGTTGAGGATCTCCCCAATAATCTTCCGCTGCAAAATTTATCTTTTCTAAAATTCCATTCATCTGTTCCACATACTCAGTCCAGACCATAAATTCATATTCAACTTTTATATGATCCGGTAAACTCAAACTATAAACGGAATTGACAGGTGCAACAGTTTGATTCAATACGCTGAATCTATCATATTTATTTTTTTGATCAAACTTAGTAATAATTGGAACAGACAAATATCTGTTCATTGACATCATATTTTCATTTTTATTGAACGATGTGCGTTTTAACATTATGATTGGCAATTGAATTTTGCCCTGTTGATCTCTTAAATAACCTTCATTCTTTGCCGCGTTCCATTTTTCTGGATTACCATAAATAATAGGAACCTTGACACTTTCACCTGCATCAATCACCGTCGGATTGATTACATCTTGTACATATTTTACAATTGCCGTATCTATATCAAGAAGTGTTACGGTGAAATCTTTTTTTGGATCTTGATCGCGGCGAACGTCCAATGCAAGATTTTTAGTATCTTTAAAATATTTATTTTCTTTGGTTTTATCCACGTTGGATGGAACCGGATTAGATGTATTTGGTTGCCATGCCATATGTTAGAATTGTCTATTTACCAAATTTATTTTGCTAAGTCTACTATAGTGAGTATTGCAAATTATTGACCAAGAATTATCTGATTGCCCACCAAGCATTTGCTCTTGAACAACGTTGTCAACTTCGTGATATCGGTCATTGAAGAAAATCAAATCTCCAACCTCTGGAAAGAAATTTGCATCTTTCAAATCAAATTCTCTAAACTTATATACAACACTCTGTTCACGGTCTGGTCCGAACCCCTCATCGTCAGAAGAAATATCACCTCTATCAATAAAAGACGCGACCTCAACGCCAGGATAAAAACTCTTACCATCTTTACCTGCCTCTCCATACACATTAACATTGGTCTCTGATGCTGCAATCTTGAACAACACAACATATGTTTGAACGATATTCTCATTCAATTCTTGATTGATGCCACTCAAAAATCCAATATCTTTGTCTCCAAAATATCTTCCGTATAATCCCATATATTATAAATATAAAAATTGATTGACATTTAAAATATTATTAATTAAACATAATATTCTGTGAATATAAAACTAACCATCAAACTTCCAATATATATTAATAACGGAACCTTGCGAAGTGTGTCTTGGATTTTTTCCGCCTCAGTCGCCTGTGCCTCCATTAAAGCAGTTTTTGTTGTTGCTTCAAGATTTTCACGAAGTTGTGTCACCAATACTTCTTTTTCTTCTTTTGCTTCATTTCGCAATTCGGCACCATCAAGTGTCACTTCTCCGCCCGGTATAGGAACCGTGCTATATTTTTGACGAATTGCACCCAATACTTCTTTACATAATGCCAGATAGTACTTTCTTATCCACTGTTTACCAACATCATTTAATTTATTATATATAACATTTTGATACGGAACATTACTATAATCACTTACAACATCATAATTTGCATTGGTTCCAATACCACTTGCAAGTTTGTCTTTTTCAACAATATATTCTACATATATGTGTTGATCATATGTTGGAATTGGAAATATTCTTAAATTGTTGTTGGTAATTTCAAAACTGTATCCACTCTTACGAACAGTATCATTAAAGTCAATTGCTTGCCCACGAAGCAAATCTTCAAAAATCGGAGTCATCAAGAATTGAGTTGCTGGACTATATCCCGCAAATCCCATTTCATTTAGCACGTTGCTGTAACTCATACCAGTCATGCTAAATGGATCATAAATACGAGCCATAGCAGGCGCCGGTCCATGAAAAACTCGGCGAACTTCTATACGATTGCCACATTCTTTTTCACATGCAATCAATTCATTTAAATTGTAGGTTTGTTGACCCTTTATCAATTGAATTGAAACTCGTTTGAGAGGAACGCTTCCACCCACATCAATTTCACTTCCATATTGTTTCGCGATATTTACAATGAATGGAAGACCTGTACCTGATACATTTTTACCAGTCAAATTCGGATAGTCTTTTGTAGAAAGACCCCTCAAAGTCAACATATTATTGCGAATATTAAATTGATTTACCTGAGCACCATACTCAGAAACCGATTCCTCAAAACACGTATAGAAACTTATATCCCGCATTTCAATGTTAATAGAAGGATAGCCAAGTCTCTTTGCTGCCCACGCAGCACTCTTTTCACAATCATACTCAAATACACCAGGAATACTTTTACTCGGTGTTTCATTAAGATAAAAACCAAAAGGAACAGTAGTTATATCAACCGCGCTCCCCGAACCCGGCCATCTTATTGTATTTTGATCAAATGCCATATGTTATATAAATATCAAGACAATTTAGTTATCTTCACTATAAGTTACATCACATAAATATTTCCTACACATCCACCCAAAACATCCTCTGCATAATATCCAAAATCTCTTTCAATTCCATCCAAGATATCATTGACTTCTTCTATATTTTGTGTACGAGCATATTCTTTTCTTCCATATGCCGCAGATCCTTTGACAATTGTCGGTTGTAATCTGTTAAATGTAACCTTACCATCTTTTAAATACTGTGCAAATAACTCATAATAAAATTCAAACGGTCTATCAATTTTACTATCTCTTGCACTTTTCATCGTTCCAATTTGATTGAAAAGATTTGATTTGGGTTTCAAAAAACTACCCGGATCTTTCGTAACATTATATAGTTTTAATATATCATCAAATTGTGATTCCAACCAATCAGTATATATATTATATGAATATTCACGTCGGACCGAATGACCAAACCTATGAGCAATTGTCCAACTAGTCAACGGAACTTTCTCAGCCGCAGTATTGCCTACAAAAAATACCGTAATATTATTGTCATTTATTTTACCACCTTTTAATTGATCCGGTTTAATACCCAATCCTTTGGGATATGGATTAAATATAAAATCTTCTTTTACTTTACCAACCTCAGCAAACTTACGTCTGCCCGACAAATTTACAAAATAAAAATCAAAGTCAACACTCGTATTCTTAAAAAAATCTCTGACCTTTTGAATCGCAACAGGATGTATAATCAACGCCCGATCACGTTTATCACCAAATGATGCACCTTTGCTAAAGTCTCCAATAGTTGAATACGTATCTATCGGTACTTCATTTAATATATTTTGTAATTTAATCATACATCGCCACCATGTTTGTTGATACTCTTGAGTTCATCTATTAATTTTTTATCAGTAGTGTTTAGATTTTTGTCAAGTTCAATAAACACCTCGTCCAATGTATATGAAATTCCGCCTTTCTTTTGTAACGTTTGCAACTTGTATAATGTATCAATTAGGGTATCTAACGTATCTTTATATCTATTAAATACGGGCAACTCAATATGATTACTAAATGATAATGAATTTGGAAATACTCCCTTTATCAATGATATAACATACGATGCAAAATGTTCAAATATTGAGAATATTGCACCGGCAATAGGATTCATCGCCGCAAAAAATCTTAATGCCACAAACAAAATACCAAATATTATTATGGCAATAAGAGCAGTAGATACAAATCGCTTGGTTCCATATATAATTCCCCCAAGTCCAAACCAACTATTCACCTCACTGACTACCACTTGCAATTTGTCCGCCTTTTTAGCAACCTCAGTCGCCTGAACTTTGAGAATCTCAATTTGACCTAGATATTGACTCTGTATTTGAACTCGTTCTTGCTGTAACTCCACAATCTCAGAGTCTTTCGCCGATAATAATTTTTCTCCCTGTTTATGCTCCTTCTCAACCTCTGAATTTAATAAATCAATAATTTGCTTAATCTTGTTCAATTCATTCAAATCAGGATTACCCGCAATGTTTATAACCCTACCGTTTATATCAATTGCAGTTTTAACTTCAATAGTCGGATTAATAACTTTTTTAAGAGAATAATCCGTTCCAGACGCCAAAACCGCAATTTCTGACATTTTTTCATCTGTGTTTTTTGCCAGTTGCTTCTCAGTATTAACGATTTTATTTTTTGTAGCATCTATCTTATCAACGTTTTTCAACGTACAACCAGACAAAAATGTTAACAAAATGATAAATATAAGACGATTTTTCATACGATTATAAATATCAAGATAGTTTGACAATCACTTCGTTTTTTGTAGGCAAACCATTCTTTTTGTCAAAATGAGAACCACTTGATACAATATACGAATCCACAATATTCCATTTCAATTCTTTTGCCAAATCAATAGACGTATTTATATAACAATTATTACATGATTCTATAGATTTTATAAAGCTGTTTCTCCAATGATTAAAATCTTCATAAGTTACTACATTTGAATATAATTCCAAATCAAAATACGGAATACTTGTAAATGTGAAATCAACATCTTTTGTATCTTTATAATCCTCAAACTTACAATTATAAATCGTAACATCAGTGAATTTCTCACGGTCAACCATTTGTATCAATTCATTGTAAGTCTCAACATTTGGCTCACATCCTATGTATTTTCCATTCGGATACACCGATTTAAATCCCAACAATCTTCCTCCAAATCCACAACAGGGATCCAAAACGACCGGCAAATCATTGTCCTTCAAATAATGCTTATATATCCCCGCCGCCAATGTAGGCTTAAAAAATGAAACCGTCTTCCTATTAGCAGATAATCCCCTCACCATCTGATACATACTAAAATCATAAACCTCATCCGATGTATTACATCCAATACGATACTCAATAATCTTCTTCATCAACGCATCATCCAACCAACAATCACTCGGCGATTTACTTCCTTTATACGCAGATTTCCAATACGATTTAAAATAATATTTTAAATAATTATGACCAACTGTAGATATATTGTTGTGAAATACTCCATCAAAATAAACCTTGGAAAAATTGTATTTGGATATTCTATCAACAACGTCGGAAAATTCTTCTTCAAGACACGGGCGAGGTAAAGTTGGCTGAAATAACCGAATGAATTTTAATAATAATGTAATGTAAGATTTTAGTTTGTCTTTTCCTTTATTATCAATATATCTTGAAAAATATTCTTTGGTTATAATTTTTTGTTTATATGTTATAGAATAACTTGGAGAATATTCAAATTGTTTAATTTTAATAAATAAATCATCATCTTCGTCAAATATAAATTTATTGGTGTCGTATCTAATTCTGTAAAAATTGTATTTAGTATCTTTAATTAAATTATTTTTATTATAATCATTAATGCTATTATTTAATGTGATTAAACTTAACTCTTCCAACGTCTCTTTATGAAATGCATCTCCATCTAATTCTATAACGGCATTTATTATAGGAATATAAAAATCATACCGTTTTCCTTGAAATATAAATGGCGATTCAAACTGTATGTTTAAATCAGTTAACTTATTTTTCAAGTCGGTTTCCAATGACGATGTTTTATTTGGGTCATAGTCCGTTGCATCATATATTTTTTTTGGTCTGTTTCTTATAGTTTCAAAGAAAGATGCTAAGACTTTTGATTTTATATCATCTTTTTCCATTATGTTTTTTACACCGTATCTTTCAATCATGGTATTTTTAATTTTTTCCTTACACCAATCAGATTGAAATACATTTTTCACTCCATATTTTTTAATTGAGTTTTTTTCACATCCGTCTCGTATCTTATTTTTTGTTTCCTGTGAATGTGGATTTCTAGGAAAACAATTTTTTGTATAATTTTTAAACCAAGGACCAAGCTGGTTTGCTTTAAAACTTAAAGATTTTCCCGTCTTTAAACATACCGGAGCCATCCCATCATAATAAAACTTTATTACATATTCCATAAAATTAAGTTTGTGCTCCTTTTTGATATGCCACATCCTTTTTCTAGGAGAATCAAACCCTTTATTGCAAATTTTACATATCTTAGATTCCTCTTCGGATATCGTTATTTCGTTTCCATTTTTGTTCATATACAATAAGTATATAATACTATAACAAAAATACAACTAATTTCCCAGAGACCGTTGTAATTTTTTTGAAACTTATAATAAATGCAATAAAAAAGGCTTCCATTTTCATGGAAGCCTTGTATTCATTGAAGATTATTGATTAATCTTAGACTTGATCCAAGTCCGCGACGTAGATTTTGCCGTAGAACTCTGGTCTTACGACTTTCTTCGCATAACGAGTCATTACACCTCTACGTGGGGTGAAGTTGACTGGATCATAGACCAAAGGAGTTTGGACTAGAGGA